TATTATTATACTGCATTAAGACCTGCATTATTTGTTAGGGATTATATAACAAAGATTATTGCATCTTCAGGATATACATTTGAATCTGAATTTTTAGATACTGATTTTTTCAGAAGATTGGTTATACCAAATAATGACAAAGATTTTATAAGAAGGTCAACTGATACATATTTAGATTTAATAAAAGTTGGTAATACAACTTATTATTTTACTGCACCAGTTGGACAGAAACAAAACATTATATTCCAAAACAATACTTTAAATGATTTCACTTATGCAAGTGGAGTTTATACATATACAAATGGGAATACAAGGTCAATAAATATAACTGGTAAGATATATTATAATGGTTCAGCAATGACTGAGAATATATATTTTAGAGTTTTTAAAAGTAATTTAAATATATATTCAGAAACATTAACAAAGTCAACATCTTCATTTGAATTTTCAATTATTACTGATATAAGTTATTATGAAACATTAACATTCTCATTAGTATGTGGTGGAACTAATGCTGGGCCAAGTGTAATGCAAATATTATCTAATTCAACTGTTATAACAAAATCAAATCCTGCAGGTGCAATTACTTTAGGTTATAATGATAATGTTATAATGAATGATATATTACCATCTAATATATTTCAAAAAGATTTCTTTATATCTATTTTAAAGATGTTTAATTTAATGGTGGTTGAAGATAAATTTACATCAAAGCATTTAAAGATAATTCCATATACTTTATTCTATGATTTAGATAATGCTTCATATTTAGATTGGACAAGCAAAGTTGATAGAAGTGAACCAATAAGAATTAAACCAATGTCTGAAGTTAATTCAAGATATTATGAATTGAAGTATAAAGGTGATAGTGATTATTACAATGATAAGTATAAAAAAAGATTCAATCAAGGTTATGGTGATGTAAAGTTTGACAATAATTTAGAGTTTGTTAAAGACACACAATCAAGTGAAGTAATATTTGCAGCCACACCATTAGTAGGTTATCAGGATGAAGATAAAGTTGTTTCAACAATATTCAAGTGGGATGGAACTTATGACAATGCAGGTGACCAACAAAATGAAGATAATGTTTCATCAGTATTAAGGATAATGCAGATTAAAAATATTACTGGTGTTACAAGTTGGAATGTAAACACAACTGGTTCTACTATTGCATCATATACTACATATCCTTATGCAGGTCATTTTGATGATCCTGATGCACCTAATTCAGATATAAATTTTGGTGCATTAAATGAATTATATTTTGCATTAACAAATGGTGCATTAGGCAACAATCTATTCAATGCTTTCTATTCACCATATTTAGCAGAGATTACAGATAAGGATTCAAGATTAGTTACTTGCAAAATGAAGTTTACTGAAACTGATATATTCAATCTTAATTTCAGTAAGTTTATTTGGATTGACCAAGTGTTATATAGATTGAATAAAATCTATGATTATACACCAAATGAACTTTGCAAGGTTGATTTGTTAAGAGTTATTTATACAACTTATGATGATATAGGATTTCAGGAAGTACCTGCATCTGTTCAGATAGGTACACAAAGATGGACAAGTGAGAATTTAAAACAAACAACATTCTTAAATGGTGATGCAATTAAATTGGTTAATACACAAGGTGAATGGGATAGTGCATTAGATAATTTAGAACCTGCTTATGCGTTTCCAGATTTTGATCCTAATAATTTTAGTGATGGTTTATTTTATAATGCATTTGCTTTAACAGATGAAAGAGGATTAGGATATTATGGTTGGCGAATGCCATCACTTGCAGATGCAACTATATTAAATGATTTTATAAATGCTGCATATCCAGGTGAAAAAGCATGGACATTGAAATCAACTACATCATGGACAACTGCAAATGGTACTGATAGATATGGATTCAATGCAAAAGGATTAGGTGAAAAAGATGGAACTAATGTAGGTGTTTATACTTACTTTGCTTTAAGTGATAATAACTTTCAAGACAATTATTTATACTTAGATAGTAATAAAAATGATTTTATAGGAACTGGTTTTATAGATGGTGTAAATGTTAGATTAATAAAAATATAAAAAGATATGGCAGATTTTATAATAGGTGGGCAAGTTAATATTGATGGTGGTAATGCTGAAAAGAGTGTTGGTAGTATAAAGCAACAACTAAGAGATGCACAAAAAGAACTTATTGCAATGAGTGATAAGTTTGGTGCTACATCAAGAGAAGCAGTTAATGCAGCAAAGAAAGTTGGTGAACTTAAAGATAAGATTGGTGATGCTAAAACATTAAGTGATGCATTTAATCCTGATGCAAAGTTTAAAGGGTTTGCTAATGCATTACAAGGTGTTGCAGGTGGATTTGCTGCAATACAAGGCGCACAAGCAGTATTTGGGAATCAATCTGAAGATTTAGCCAAAACACTTGCAAAGGTTCAAGGTGCAATGGCATTAAGTCAAGGCATAAATAGTGTATTAGAATCAAGAGATGCATTTAAAGCATTAGGTGCGCAATTGATGCAGTTTACTATTGTTCAAAAAATTGTTACTGCTGCACAAAAATTATGGAATGCTGCAATGAAAGCAAATCCAATTGGTGCATTGGTTGTTGCTATTACTTTATTAATTTCAGGAATTGCTGCATTAGTTACATGGTTGTCATCAAGTGCAAAAGCAGCAAAAGCACAAGAAGCAGCAGTTAAAGAACAAACTAAAGCAATTGAAAGTCAAAATAAAACTTTAGAAAGGAATAATACTTTATTTGAAAAATCACAATCTCAACAACTTGCATTGGCAAAAGCACAAGGTCAAAGTGCTGAAGCCATAAGAGCATTAGAAATAAAATTAGCAGATGAAAAAATAGCATATGAAAAATCATCAGCAGCCATTGCAAAAAACACAATGGACAAGCAAAGGAATTTATATGAAACTTTAAAGGCATCAGGTGCAAGTGATGATGTTATAAAGAAGCAACTTGAAAATCTAAATAAATCTATTGAAGGATATAATAAAGAAAATGCAAATATTGAAAAAGCACTTATCAATAAAAAAGATATTGAGAATAGACATTTAGTAGAAATAGAACAAGAAAAAACAAATGCAAGAAAAGAAGAATCAACAAATAATGCAAATCATAAAAAAGAATTACTTGATAAAGAAAAAAAGCATAATGAAGATATTGCAAATGCAAATAAATCATTACAACAACAATTAAAAGCATTAAGAGAAGAAAACTATTTATCTACTTTTAAAGATGAATCTAAAAGAGCAGAAGAAAAATTAATTATAGATTATGAAAATGAAGCAAAAGTTATTAAACAATCTATTGCAAATGAAGAATTAAAGCAACAAGCATTAGCACAACTTGATATAAAATATACAAATTTAAAACAAGCAATTATTGATGAAAGAGCATTAAAAGATAAAGAAGCAAAAGATAAACAAACACAAATTGAAAATGATGCAATGCTTGCTCAAATAGATGCAGAATTAGCATTTACAGATGAATTGATTAAAGCAGATGATGAAAGGGTTGCAAATGAAAAAAAGAATGCAGAAGAAAGAATAAAAGCAAAACAAGCAGAAACAGAAGCAAAAATTCAATTAGAGAATTCATATCTTGATGCAGTTTCAGGTGGCATTAGTATCATAAAAATGTTTTCTGAACAAAACAAAGGATTGCAAAAAGCAGCATTAATAGCAGAAAATGCAATAGGCATTGCAAAGGTTGTTATAGCAGCAAATCAATCTGTTTTAGAAACAAGAGCAAAAGCAAATGCTATACCTGCTTTTATTGGACCAGGTGTGCCAAATCCTGCTTTTTTTGCTGCACAAGCAGTAGCAGCCAAAAACATTTTATCAACTAAAATAAATGCAGGAATAAGCATTGCAACAATGATTGCTGCAACTGCAAAAGGGTTAGCAGGAATTGGTGCAGGTGGTGGTGGTGGAACTGGTGGTGGTAATATAGGTGGTGGTGGTGGTGGTGGTGGTACACAAGCACCTATTCAGGCACAATTGCAAACAACTACTTTAAATCAATCACAGATACAACAGATGGGAAATGCAGCAGTAAGAAGTTTTGTTATTGAATCAGATGTTAGTGGAAATCAAGAAAGAATAAGAAGATTAAATAGAGCAGCAAGAATAAATTAAAAATAAAAATTATGAAATTACCAATTTATGAATTAAAGATTAATGATGCAATGACTGATGAAGCAGAAGTAAATTATGTTGCATTAGTGGATGCACCTGCAATCAAGAAAGATTTCATTGCATTCAAAGAAGAATTTATTGAACCTTCAAAAGGTGAGCATGAAACTGATTTCATTCCAAGATGCATTGCCTATGTAGTTAATGAAGGTAAAGATACAGAACAAGCAACTGCTATCTGTTATTCTGTTTGGGAACAGCATTTTGCAGGAACTAAAGTTAGTATTGATTATGATGATACACTTTCAACTGATCGTGGCAAAGAACTTGCTAAAAGATTAATTTCAAATGGTGATGTAGTTTATATTATTTCAGCAAGACAAGACAAAGAAGGGATGCTATCAGTAGCAAAAGATTTGGGCATTCCTGAAAGCAGAGTATATGCAACTGGAAGCAATAAAGCAAAAGTTGAAAAGATTAAAAGTTTAGATATTACAAAACACTATGATAATAATGCAGATGTGGTTAAAGAATTAGGTTCTAAAGGTGAAAAGTTTAAGATGGGTTTTGCTATAACAAATGAAGATGAGCATATCATATCAGGTTGTTTAATGGAAGCAGATTTGCCAATATATAGAAACAATGAAAAGTTTGGTGAACATTATGTTGTTTTTTCTGCTGATACTATAAAACAAATTGCTATCAAGTTTGCAAAGAAACATTATCAAAGCAATGTAAATCTAATGCATGATGCAAATAAAGTTGTAGATGGTTGCACAATGTTTGAATCATTTATAGTTGATAAGAGCAGGGGTATTATGCCAATGCAAGGGTTTGAAGGTATTGCTGATGGATCATGGTTTGGTTCTTTTTATGTTGAGAATCCTAAAGTTTGGGAACAAATTAAGAGTGGTGAATTGAAAGGATTTAGTGTTGAAGGAATGTTTGACTATGAGATTCCATTAGATTCAGAGCAAAAGAAACTTAAAGAAATAGAACTTTTACTTAATTCATTAACTTAAAAGGGAACGATATTCACAATTAAACATTTATTAGTATGGAAGCAAAAGAAATAATTGAAAAATTAAAAATCACATTCCAAGAATTAGTTGGAAATCCTGCTGCACCAATGGCACCTGAAACTGCACCTGAAATGATTATGCCTACAAAAGCAAAATTAGTTGATGGTACTGAAGTTGAAATTTCAGAAGTAGGTGTTGGTGGAATAGTAACAATTCAAGGTGTACCTGCACCAGTAGGCGAACATCAATTGGAAGATGGAACTATTATTGTAGTAGGTGATAATGGTGCAATTACAGAAATTAAACCATCTGCACCAATGGTTGAAGATATGAAGAAGATGAAAATGGAAGAAGTTTTTAATTCTTTCCAATCATCTACTAATGAAAAGTTTACATCTTATGAAGCAAAGTTTGCATCTTATGAAACAAGATTTGCTGATTACGAAAGTAAATTAAATAAGGCGACACAAGTTATTGAAGGGTTAATAAACTTAACAAAAACTTTAGCAGAAACACCAACAGGAACACCTGATGTTGCAGTAAAAACTGAATCAAATTTTAAAACAGATAGTAAGATTTCTTACGATATCCTTTTTTCATAATAAAATAAAAATAATAAAATGTCATTAAATTTAACAGGATTAACTGCATATACTAAGCAACTTGTAAAACCTTTATTAACAAGTGCAGTATTTGATGCAAAGACACAACAAATGATTAAGGACAATGGTATAGTAATACCAGGTGCAAAATCAGCAGTACAGATTCCTTTAATGGACACTGATGCAAATTTCCAAACTGATGCTTGTGGTTGGAATGCAAGTGGTACAACTACTTTCACACAATCAACAATTACAGTAGGAAAAATCAAAATTGAAGAAGCAATTTGTGTTAAAGATTTAGAAGCATATTTTACACAAGAAGCATTAAAAGCAGGTTCTACATATACTGAATTTCAGAATGCAGATTTCCAAGCAGCATATCTTGACAAGAAAAACAAGAGAATTGCAGCACAATTAGAAACAGCAATTTGGCAAGGTGATACAACTGGTAGTGGTGGTATGAACTTAACTAAGTTTGATGGTTTCCAAAAATTAGTTTCTTCAGCAGCAGTTAATGCAAATGTTAGTGG